GCTATTATACAATAACCCTTGTTCCATTGATTGAATTTCCTTATTACTTTTTTTGCTCTATTGCTCATAATATACAAATTTAGCAGAATATTTTGTAAACCTCTTCAAGCTGTTCCCTATTTAATTCAAGACCTTTTTTCTTAAGATTATTATCAATATAATTTATATATTGTTCTCTTGTTGCATCCTTCTTTTCTTGGGAGTAGTTCTTGTGTGCTTCTATTGTTCTATCGGTAAACAGCAACCTAAGTGCTGATGCTGCATCAAAATCAGAATTATCAACAGACTCAACAACCGGTGTTTCATCTGCCACATTTTCTATTCCATTGTTTTGCTCTGTTTCACTATTTATAGCATCTTCATTTATTGGCGACTTGCTATATTCAAAATATTCACCATTATTTCCAAGTGGCTTGATTGCTTCATAATATGAATTATTATTTAAATCTGTCATCACCTTTCTAAATATCACAGATGACTGGCTGTCTGAAATCTTAAAGAAATCAAGTCTTGATGCACTATAGTCTGATGTTACATAATATGCTCCAGATTTTCTAAACTTTGGTTCTTTTATCACAGGAACAAGCTTTCTGTTGTTTGCGTTATTCCTTATAAAATTAACAACAACTTCTTCCGGCACTACTTCTTGACCATTTACAAATGTATCTACATATTCTTTAAATGCTGTTTTTACCGGAACTGGGGCAAGATTCATAAAGCTCTTTGGACTGAATCCTATGCCACCCTTGAAGAATGCATACTTGAATAGAAGTCTTGATAGTTTTGGATTAACCTTTTCAAGCTCTGCCCAACCCATCATGAGCGCTTCTTTCTGTATATTGTCAAGGCCTGTTGTCTTTATTGAAAGTACAGTTCTTGTTTTACCATCAGCAAGATTTATAACATCTGGCTGTATCGCCTGTATCAAAGTGTTATTTTTATACCTTTCCTTAACCTTTGTCTTGCCAAAGAAATCCTTGGGGAATTGTTCAATGAGATATTTTAACTCATCCATTCTTATTGCACCAGATTCAATAAGCATTGCAGATTGATAGAAATCACCGAAAGAAGAAAGTTCTTTCCTGTAATCTTTTGACATTAATCTTCTTGTAAGATTTTCTCCAAAAAATGCCAGTGTTGTTCTGAAATTCTGACTGTATAATGGAGAATCTGACATAAGCTCTCCTGCCAAATCAATTGTTTTGCTAAATGAGTTTAATATCGGATGGTCTTCAAGTACATCATATTGTGTTATCTTTCTTGTTCTTGTTGGTGTTCTTGAGATAATTTCACTATTGATAAGTTGTGGTAAGGTATTATCATCAACAACAATAGTCTTTCCATCAATGTTTATAACATCACCAATACCAACCAGTTGTCCATTGAACGAGAATCCTTCGGTTTTCTTATAGACATTATCTCCAAAATGGTTAAACTTATATTCCTTTGCAATATTATCAACAACAAGCGGGCCCATAGCATTTGCTATTGAGTTAAATCTTGTGCAGAAGTCAAGACCCCTAGCCTCATTTGCAATCTTCGAGAATCTTTCATATGCCTTTAATATCTTGTATTCTGACTCTCTCGTTGCATTACCAGCTATTGCTTTTTCAACCTCTTCTTTTGAAAGGTCTTCTGTGTAAAGTTTTGAGTAATAAGTTTGACCCTGAACCCTATATTTAATCTTATCATCCTTTTCAAACTTCTTTATTTTTTCAGATATTACACTATTGAGGGTAACGCTTCCATCATTAAGCTTTCTCTTATTGTATTCTTCAAGAGCATCAGATATTGTCTTTGTTGAGAGAATATGTGCAATATCTTCAAATGGAATACCCATTCTTATTGCAATGTTAAGAACATTTACAGTATCTGCATTAATGTTCATAAGATTGAGAACCGGGTCTTTTACAGCATCTGCCGCTGAAGCAACAAGGCTACCAAGTATCTTACTTATTCTTTCTCCAGAGAAGTTTATCTTCTTATCAATATCAACAAGACCACCAAATGTTCTTCCAAAAATTGATATTTTATTACCATTAAGGTCAAGCGAGCTGTCTATATCTATGGCATAACCATAACCCTCAAGTGCAGTATGTGCAGTTTTTGCAACAGCAAATATTCCAAGTATCTGCCCAGCAGCTGAATTCTGCTTGTAGAATTGTGCGTGTGTATCAATAAATACTATATTTTTGTCCCTGTAGCAAAGTTTTTTAAGCTCTGATGAAGACATTTGTTCAAGTTCATCAAGAGTATATGGTGTTCCATCGCTTTTCTTTGCACCAAGCTTATATGCAGTCACTGCATACCCAACCCTCTTCTGTGGGTCAAATCCACCGGGGTTAAGAATCTTATCGGTTGTTGTTGCGTGAGTAAGTGTTGCCCAAGACATATCGAATATCTTATTATCACGATATGCCCTGCCTTCACTCTTTACGGTTGTTCCATATCTGAACTCAAGATATTTATCTCTGAGCAGATTCTGTATAGGGTCTTCTGATTTTGCAAATATATCACCCTTTAAGAACTCTGTAATCCTCTCATATTTCTTGTTTTTATTGGCTATTTCGAGCTCTTTTGTGTATCTTCTTGCCCTCTCTGTCTGTATATCTTTTATTCTCTGCTCATATTCAGCTTGCTCTTCTGCAATCTTTTCATCAAGCTGCCTGTCAAGAGAATCCTGTCTCTTGTTATACTTTTCTTCTGACTGATTCTTGCTTTCATTCTCATCAGACTTCTTATTATAAATTTCATTTATCCTGTCAACATTCTTTGAGTGTATTTCACCAACATCAAGAAGTCTTTGGTTTATTGATTTTCTCCTTACCTCTTTACCATCCTTATCCTTATATATAATATCTTCCTCATCAATCTTTCTCGCTATCTCATCCTTTTCTTCCTGTGTAAGTATATCTTCAGGAAGTACAGATGATAAGTGAGCTCTTAATCTCTTACCCCTTTCTTTAAGATATGCTTTTATTGATTCTTCATCCTTCTTGTTTGGCTTAAGCTCATCCTTTATTGCCTGCTCAAGACCTCTTGTAAGTTCTATTTGTTTTCTTACAAGATATATCTTATCAATATCAAAGTCTGCACCAGTGATTGTTGTTATTTCATAAGGAAGCATAAGTGCATCGCCTGCTTCTCTTGGCAGAAAACCAACAATCTTTATTGGCATCACACTATACTTATCCTCTGATGGAATTCTATATCCAATCATCTTGAGAAGGTCTGGATTAACCCTCTCTATTGCCTCTATGTTTATGAATCCACTCTTATCACAGAACTTCAAAAGCTCATCTGAATATATTGGTGCAAAAGCTTCATAGTATGCTATTCCATCTTGATTTTCAGCAAGCCATTCTTCAAATGATTTTCCGTCATGTTCCTCTGGTTTATAATCATTCTTCCTTATCTCATTCCCAGCCTTATCCTTGAATACAATACTCAATCTTCTTGATGTTCCAAAGTTACTTACCTGAACAACAGGACCACCAGCTATTTCCTGCTTATTGACCATCTTCTTTATAACAGAGTTGAGCAATTGCTCAATCCTCTTTGATTGGATAGGGTCATTAAGCGGAATTCTGAAGTTACCGTTTTCATCAACAGAGCAAGCTTGAAGCATATCAATACCATATCTTGATGGATTGTTCAGAATTTCTCTTTGAAGAATCTTTGATATTGCAACATTTCTGTCTGCCTTTGATATATAATAATCTCCAAGGCCAAGCTCCCGCTGAAGATGTGCTATGTCTTCCTCTATATTTTGAGATATTGTTTCTTCGTATTCCTCTCTAAATTGTTTTGCATCGAGTTCTTTTGTTACTCCATTATCATTAAATGAGTATCTTACTGGATTCCCATTATCATCAGACACCTCAAGGTCTGATGGAATAATATATCTAAGCTGTGAACCAAACGCTTGAAAGTGTTCTTTAAAGTGTTCTGGAATATCTTGCTGCTCACTATAATCTCTTATCTGAAGTCTGTCAACATAGAGGTCGTTATACTTTCCATCTACTATAACATTATCCACCAAGTATTTGTATGCAGCATCATACCCTTCCTTTGAATTCATTCCAAGGAATTGGTTTAGATTCAATGTATTGCCTATACCAGTCTTGACACACGACTTGAACATTACGGTATCAATACCATCATATCCAAACTTATCATATGTCATTTCCATGAAATCTGCAATAACCTTTAGCATGTTTGGCATGCCTGTATCTTCATCCTTCAGTATTGCATCTGCAAGAATCAGAAGGTATTCAGAGTTCTTATATTGAACACCCTTCCTTATTGATGACAGTGGAGCATTCTCAACATCAAGCTGCTTTGATATCATACCATAAGCAAATGGCTTTCTTGGTTGAGTAAATGCATTTTTTACATCTTGATATGTATATTCTCCATACTTTTCAGGATTTTTAAGTTTATTGAACAAGGCTTCATTTTCCCTTGTCCAAGTGCCAAACATAAATGCATTCTTCCTTGCAGCAGATATAGATTTAAATGCCTGACCATCAGTTACATTTATATCTTCAAATTGCTTTATTATGGAATCTTTTGTTACTTCCCAGCCCTTTGCTTCTTGCTCATTTCCTCTTGCTCTTGCAGCTTTTATCTTTCTATCAAACACGATAGAAAGGTTCTCTATTATATTACTCTTTACTCCTTCAAAATCATCAAGAACAATACTCTTTATTGTACCATCACCACTTACTGAATTACCATTAAAGTCTGTGGCAAATTCATTTGCCATAAGACCGGGAGAATGGAGCTGTGCAAGTCTCTTTTGAATATCTTCAGCACTTGAATATAATGCCATATCTGTGATTGTCAGTTGCAATATATTCATTGCTGCAAATGTATCATTCCAGATAAAGTTCCTTATAGCTTCTTCCTTATTAGCAAATCCAGAATTTATGCCTTCTATTGAATCAAGATTATCGAATATACCTATCCTCCTCCATTCTTTTATTATTTCATCTGCTTTGGCATCCATTCCTTTCTGGATTGCACCAATAATGAAATTGCCATTTTCATCTGTATATCCTGAAAGCAATCTGTCTATTCTTGATTCATCTGATGCCGTCGCCTCGCCATTTATCTTTTTATCAATAAGATTTCCAAGCTCGGTTTTATTCCTTCTTTCTTCATTAAGGAAACTAAGGAACTGAAAATCCTTACCCTTCTCATTAAGGTTACTTATCTTTACTTCCGAGCCCTGTTCTTCCATCATTTTTACTGTCTGGATTCTTGATATTTCCTGATTGAAAATCTTCTTCATTCCAGAAATGATTTCAGATTTATATTCTGGGCCAGAGTATCTTATAAATCTTATAAATTCAGCTGATGGCTTATTTGACATTATTGGTATTCTATACCAAGCAACATCTCTATCCAATATCTTTCCAGCAGAAAAATACTCAGAAATGAATGACATTATATATTCTGTATCACTCATTCCTCTCATATAGCTTTTCCTGTTGAAATTAAGCTGAACCTTATGAGAGAATATTTCCTTTCTCTCCTGCTCACTCATTCCAGATAGTACTTGAAGCCAAACATTCCTCCAGCTACTTGCAACGCTTTCATCCTTGCTTTGGTCTCTAAACCAATCTTCTCCAGCATATTCCTTTGATATAAACTCCTTGAAAGATGCATCATCAGAGCCAAATTGTATGAACATCTTTGAAAGGAATGATGGAGTAACATAGGATTGATACATCTTTCCATTATCATAGAATGATGTAATTGCAGTATCTTCAAGGGCCTCTGTAAGAGGTGATAACAGTTGCTTTATGTTTCCTGATATTGAATAGTTTTCACCAAACTTGAATGGATTATATTGTTTACCCTTGGACTCAAGTGATGCTCCCTCCTTCAGGTTTGCAACTATAAATCCCATAGTATTTACTATGTTCTTGAAGTTGTTTCCATTGAGCGATGAAAGCGTTAGTTCCGGTGATATGTAATATCCAAACTCATTAACAAATACAGATATTGCATTTGACAACACCTCTCTTGTTTCATCATCAATATCATCCCACCTTGCATCTCTGTATTTAAGTGCATCCTTATATATATCTTCAAGCTCTTTCAGTGCTCTTGTATTTACTTTCTTGTCTGTAAATATTGGAGAACTTCCAGATTCATAACCATTTCTAATAAGGTCTCTTGCTTCCTTGAGTGCCGGTCTTTCATTTACAATCTTTGATACATACTTCTTTTTCTCATTATCCCAAGAAACAACAGAGTATATCTGGAAATGCTTTTCAAACACCTTAAAGAATTGGCTCTGAAATTGTGTTTGGTCGCCACTCTTATCTTCAAGTTTTTCTATTATCTGGTGAATCCAAGGATTGCTATCTTCCTTTTCTTTGAGCTTGGCAATCATATCGTTGATATTCATAGAACCTCTTGCCCACCTCAATATAGAACTGGTCGCATCTCTTGGTGTCATTCTTAATTCAACACCCCATTTTGATTTTACTCTTTCGTAATTTCTTACCTTATTACCATTTTCATCAACAGTATCTACAGCTCTTACTATGTAGCATTTACCGAGAGCATCTTTCACAAGGGCTGTTGCACTGTTAAGCACATCTATTGTTCTTGATTCAATTTGCCAATGTTCCTGTATATTCCCTATTTCATCAAGTATGGCGTCATAGTCAATTGAAGATGTTAAATCATCTGCATCAATACCAATATCATCAATAACAGAGAAATCTTCAACACCATTCTTATTCATTGACTCTTGTGTAGCAAGATTTGATACAATACCAAATCCTTCTATCTGCGAGAATGTTGACATTCCTATTTTAATAAGAGCATCAAAGTTTGCAGCATAAAGGTCTGCTTGGTCAAGCATATCAAAAGTCCAATTACCTTGTGGCAATTCAAACATTTGGGCTCTCACATAATTAAGAAGGTTTCTTGCACCGATATACTGTACAAGCTCCTTATGACTCATTCCAGCAATTCTCTTCTTTGCTTCTTCTATATTCTTTTCATCTTGCTTGCTAAATTTCTCTTCTGTAAAAATCTTATCAGGATTATCTATAAGGTCTCCTATGATATCATGTATCTTATAAGCAACCTGAACAGCAACATCTCTTACCTCAAGGGGAGAAACAAGTGTTCCATCAAGAAGATTATCAACCTCTCTATTAAACTTTGCAGACTGTTTCACATAACCTTCATTTGTCTTCCTTATAGCCTGTGGAACATTTCTTTCTTCTGCATCACTGTTACTGTCTACAAATTTATCTTCTTCATAATAATTATCTTTACTATTGGTAATTTCCGGTTCATCAAGAAGTCTATATATGGCATCAGATGCTTTTGCCATAAGTGTTCCGTTTGAACCAGTAAATATTCTTGTAAAGAAATTCTTTATCTTATCCCACAAGGTAAGATTATCATTTGTCTTTATGGATTTAAGATTCTCTATAGTATTTCTATTGCTCCAAACATCAGCAATAAACTCCTCCATATAGTGAGAATTCTCTTTTCCTGCAATAGTTGTTTTCCTATACCTATAGTTGCGGAAATTTTTATTATACTCATCTATAATCTTATCGAACTCTGCTCTAAATTTACTATTACCAAGTATTCTATTTACAGTAATAGCGTGCATTACTTCGTGCAGAATAACAGAATCTGCATTACCATTAATGTATTGTGCAGAAGAATCTATATATATTGTTTTTTCGGATGCATTATAATAAGCTCTTCTGCCACCAAAATCATTCTTTCTTGTTTTTATTACATCTGTATCAACAACCTTTACTTTTACATCTGACAAAAGAGATTTTCTTCCATCTTTCTTTGTTTTCAGCAAGTCAATTATACCAGAAAATTCGGAATTTTCATCTATTAGAGATAATAATTCTGTTATCTTCGTTTCTTCGGTCTTGTTTTTGTCCCAAAGTTCTTGCAGTCTTGTATCTCTTTCACCAAGTTTTGGAGTACCCTCTCCCTCATGATATATATTATTATCTTCAGTAGAGAAAGTGCCGATATTATCTGCGGCTGATTTTGCTTGATTTGAATTAAATGCAACATATATATATCCTGGAATATCCTCAAATGATGACGTTATGTATTCACCATAGTCTTTAACATTTCTAACAATAAATCCATCGCTGCCACTATTTTCGGCAAAATGCTCCAATTCTCTTGTGGTTACTTTTTTGCCATCAAATAATATTGAGTCCCAATGACTACCACCAGCATCTACAATTAACGGATTTTTTATATTTAAAAATAGACGCATTGTTATGCCAAGTTTTCTCTCATAATATTTTCTTACGTCTCTTGGTCTTTTAAACTCTGCATACTCTTCTGCTATATTCTCTAGCTCGCCAGATTCTATAAGCTTTTTCCTGAGCATGCCGTACATATCTAAATAATATTCCGGATGTTTTTTTTCTATAAAATCCTCAACATCTGTAATCATTTTATCCATTAGATAATCTGACACATCGTGTATGCTGTTTGTTATAATACCAATAAATCGCTCACGTGCACCATCTCTTTCTAAGCCATATGATTCTTCTTTTTCTTCAAAATCATATAAATCTTCTTCAATAGAATCTTCATTGTATCTATATGAATCCGACATTTTTTCATTATTTGATGTATATATGCTAAAAAGATTAGAAAAAACATCAAATTTGTTGTCTGTTCCATGATATACCACCAAAGGCTCACCATTTTCATCAACCACCTTTGATATTAATTCGGAATCTTTATGGTTATCGAACTCTACAATATATGGATTTTCAATAAAATCCTTACCAAGATGTGGATGTTCGCTTAATGATTCAAATCCAGTATATCCTTCTGATTGCACAAACTCAAAGAATTCATTTTGTGTTTGCAATCCCTCTTTAGAGTTGTCGAGAATATCAAATCTCTTACCGGTTTTTTCATAAAACTCTTGGCTGAGCTTAGTGTATTCATTGCTGAAATAACTAAGCATGCCAGTAGTATCAATGGTCTTGGACTCTAAATTATTACCATACCTTGATGCTTCATTCTTATCTATTGTATAGTAATTGAATTTTCTACCATCTTTGTTTGATTTCCTTCCCTGATATACAACAAATTGCTTAGTCCAATCACCAAACCAATTCTTAAATCTCTTGGTTCTAACCTGTAGCCACTGTCTTTCTTCTTTAAGATTTGTATCTTTGCCATTAGGAGCTTTCATAAAAGTACCGTTCTTTTCGGCGGCATCTTTTATTGACTGCATTTCTTTTTCTATTGATTCAATGGTTTCTTGTGGCTCACTAACAGTAACCTCATACTTACCATCCTTTGTTCTCTTTATATAGCTTGCATCCTGAACAAAGAACTTGTTTGCTTCTTCTCTATATGTTTCAGCATCTTCTCTACTATCAAATATAGCTGGCTGTAAAAACTTTTCCTGCCAAATTTTTGTGGCTTTTTCAAAAAGGTGGTCTTCAACAAAATTATCTTTTGCTGATATCTGTTCTCTTATGTAATCAATAGATGGGAAAGCATCTTGTCTTGCTTTAATATCCTTTCTCCATTCTTTTATTATTTCCTCAAGAGAATCAGGATGAATATCAAGTATATCAACAATTTGATTAAAGCTTTTGTCTCTAATTATACAAGCCATAATATTAAGATAAGTTTATAATTAACAAGCAAATATAACAAATATAAATCTTAAAGCGTCCTGTATTATAAAAAAAATAAGGGGCAATAGACCAAAGTCTATCACCCCTTAAAAAATAGTTAACTAAATAGTACCAACTGAAATCTGTAGCTATAACATACCGATATCATACAACCTTTTATACCAGCCATTTTTTATTCTGCCAAACACAACAGAATCATCAATATATATTAATGAAAAGAATATATGTTCAAGCAGCTTCTTTACATCATCATGCATTTTAGCACTATCTCTTCTTACTTTCCACCATTCATATTCAGACTTGTATGAAAATTCTCCTTTTCTGTAAGTTCTTCCAGCAGAAAGATAATCACACACCATTTCTATGACATACTTATATGGTATCTTTACTGGAACACCACCACAATCGAGCCAATCAACCCAATATTCGTAATGATGTTTGTTTCTGCCTCTATGATGAAACCAAGCTTTTGAGTATCCTCTATCTTTCTTTGCAGCATTTATCGGACTTCCATTGCCTGTAAAATATTTCACACTCTCAAAGAATTCAACAGGTGAGAACTTTGAAAGGTCATGAACCAATCCACGCCAAGGAATACCACATTTTACCGAGTAATAGAATACCCAATACTTATGCTTGAATATTGTATAAAGGTGTCCGAAAAATTTCTGTATGTAGTTCATAATTAACACAATATAAAATCAGTTGCATAAGGAAGTTCTTCTATAAACTTACAGAAAGCACCCCAATCTTCTTTTAGCTTATGAGACTTTCTTTGCTTATATATATTCCTTAATTGCAGATAGTTTGTTGAACATCTCATAAACAACTCTATACCCTGCGGGCAGTTTGATATCACCTTCATAAAGTTCTCATAAGACTGGTCTATATTATAGTCTGCTATGAGCGCTTTCATATTATATATTGTAAACTCATTAACATATTTATTACAGCACTTGTCAAAATCCATCTTCATTATCTTGTGCATCTTGCTTGCAGAGTTTACAATATCAAGAAAGTGATATCTCTGCAATTCTGGTGAGATATAGTTTGGATATTTAAGGTCAAATGAAACCCTTATACCAGAGAGAAAGTTGTTGTGTCCACCATCAAGAGGAGCCAACTTACAAGCCCTTACAAGAGATTCTGTAAATTCATCAACAGTATATTCTGGAAGCTCTGTCCTCATTGAGTTCCTGCAAGCTATAACACTTTCTTCGAGGTCATAGACTTTTACATTACTTACTTCAAGCATAATTACATATCCCAAAAACCAGCATATTTCTTATCTTCTTCTCTCTTGATAGCTGCATCAAGCCAATCTTTTTCTACAACACACATCTGAACGTCTGGGTCATCTGTATGCCAAGCGTGATGGTAGAAATCTGGAAGGTCTTCATATTGTTGATAATCTGGCCAATAGAAAATATAACCAATTTTTACATCGTGTATTGTATCCATATTATTTATCAAGTATTATTTCTCTATCATCTTCCGACCAACCAGAAGTCTTGAATATTTCGATATCATCAGCAATATTATCATAGGTAACATCATATAGATTGCAGGTTGAAAAATCTTTCTCTACATTATAGTTTCCATCCTCATCTACCCACTCATCAACTATCCTGTAATCCCTTACCTTAACCTTGAAGTTCTTATGCAATGTGATGCTCACACAAACATTTACTTCTTCTTCTGGATTTTCTTGTTCTGAAAGATATTTTCTTTCATCAGTTTCTTTGAATGAACCTAACATACCAAAGCCTCCGTTGTTAATAGTTGAAGTGCAACAGACATAGAGTTTTCAATGGAAAGTCTTACCACTTTAACAGGGTCTATTACACTCGATTCTGAAAGATTTTCTTGAGTATCGGTAAGGAAGTTCCACCCAAGAGTATCTGTTACTTTATCTACAAGCTCAACACTACCATAAGAATTGGTACAAAGCTGGTCAAATGGAGCATAAAGAGCCTTCTGTATTTCATCATAACCACATATTTCTCTTGCCATCCTTACAAGTGTAGAACCACCACCATCTATAACACCTTCCTCAAAAGCAACCTTTACAGCGCACACAGCATCTTCAATCCTGTCATATCTTTCCTTCTGCTCTACGGTGGTAGTACCACCGACATAGATTGTTGCTATATTACCATTAAGACTTGAAATTCTTTGCCTCAACAACTCTTTTATTGGTGCAGCCTTCTCATTTTCCATATTCTCCTTGAGAATATCAAGATACTCTATATACTTTGGTCTTGGTGTAGCATTGTAAAGAACTGTTTCAATAAGTGTTGATTTAATCTTGTCAAGCTTACCAAAATCAACATCTGTTGATGTTGGTCTTGACTCATAAATCTTACCGCCGGTTATTGACTGAATATCATTGAATAGGTCCCTTCGATGATATGAAGAACCAATAGATTTTATAGGAAGAACATTTACAACACCCTTAATATAGTTAGTATAAAGCTGAGACAGGCAAATCTCACTAAAATCATTTGCAATGATAACGATTGGTTTCTTCTGTTCGGCTGGTTTTACAAGAGCATACTTTATCTCATCAATACTCTTTATATCATTGTTATACAGAAGCACATAAGCATCACTATACTGTGCTTCATTCTTTCTCTTGCTGCTATAAAAGTCCTTGCTTGCAATGCCAATCTTATATCTCGAACCCTCTATATATTCAACCTTTGTATATGGTTCATCATATTGCTCCACTATTACAGAGCCTTCTTTTCCAACCCTACTGTAAGCTTCAGCAACAATCTTTGCTATATCTTCATCATTGTTTGCAGATATATATGCTATATACTTTGCATTATCATAAGTATAGTCAAGATTTCTTGCATTGTTTTTAAGATAGTTGTTTGCTTTTTCAAGAAAATCTGAATAGTGTTTTCTGATATCAACTATACTTACCCCGTTATCAAGAGCCTTTAGCCCCTCATTAAAAAGGGCCTGTGCAAGTATGAGGGAGGTTGTAGTTCCATCTCCAGCATCTCTTGCTGTTTTTTCTGATGCCTCTCTTACAATCTTTATTGCAGCATTGATTGCAGGGTCTTCATTATATACTCTGCTTGCTACGGAAATACCATCTTTTGTAAGATAGGCATTGTCAGAACCATCGTAAAGTATAACATTCCTTCCTTTGGGGCCAAGTGTAACCTTTACAGCATCTGTAATAAGGTCTACTCCTTCCTTGAGTTTCGACCTTATCTCTTTTCCTTGTAGAATCATATTGTTTATTTCTTCTCCTTTCTGCAAATATAGTTAAAATAAACTTAACTGTCTGTTTTCAAGCTCTGAAATAATCTTCTTTGCTTCACCTATATAATACACATAATTGATATTTTCCGGAAATATTATATAATGCGACAAATCATTTGCTATTTCAACACCAGAAGCCTTGAACATATGTTCATATTTACTCCATTTTGAGTTCATTTTATCCCATCCAGCGTTATATTCAAAGTAATACACTGTTTGGTTGTTAAAATATTCTCCACCTGGTTCTATCTGTGTTTTTGGAACTCGCTTATATGTCTTATCTTTAAAGTGAACAATAACCATCTGTACAACACTACCACTATCTACTTTTGCCTTATATAGATAACAGCCATTAGTTGCGGCATAGTATCTGTTTATTCTTTGAATAATCTTATCATTATACTCAATATAATATTGGCTATCAACCTTTTGATATGTAAGAAAATCGGTTAGCTCTTTAGATTCTTTTATTGTTTTTTCTACATCAGCTCCATTTACAAGATACTCATCAACAGCCTTTGCTATTATCTTTGGTTTCATCCCCTTGCCAATGTTCTGCTCCTGCGAGAATATTCCAATAGCCTTTAATGTTCCATCTTTTCTTATTGCAAGATAGTTATTTACATCATACTGGTATATCTTCTGGAATTCTTCTGTATCAAGTGACAGGCAGGTCAGCCCTTCCCACACATCCAGCACCTTATGTTTATAATCAAAGTCTTTATTCACCAAGAATATTATACCATCGGTATTTATCTGAATAAGTTTACATCCAGAACTTATAAGCATTTCTGCGAGTTTAAGAATAAACAACTGGCACGAAATATTTACCTGCATGGCATATAGTGGGCCATATAACCAGCTTTGATATACACGATAGTTTCCTATTGCAGAATTAAGTACATTCTTAAGTGTTTTGCTGGTTACAATATCTCCAGAGTCTTTTGCTTTCAATCTTTCATCCCATATCTGCTTGAATACATATAAGAATGCGGTCTTGTTTATATGTTTCGGAACAACACCATAAGACAATATAAAAGATGGATACATGCTTCTTACATCAGCATATATAAGCTTTTCATTATCTTTTGGCACAACCACATCCCTGCCAACTATGCTATGAAGACCACCAACACCAAAAGATACCTCTATATCATTCTGTATACCATCGTTCAGCAAGAAGTGCTTTTCATATTGTTTCTTATCATTTATATTTACTGTTGTTTCCTTGATTTCTTTCAGAAGATTATTCAGAACACCAGACTTGAATTCAAGAAATGGTAGAACGCAATCTTTTAGTGCAATAACATCTTGTGGTGACTTCTTTTCTTTTATATCAGACCATTCAAGACCAGCTCTTTCAAGGTACAGTTTCTTAAGAATTTCAAGCCCCATTCCAACATCATCCTTGCTCAACAGGTTGATATTATACCTCTTTGATGCTTGCTCTCTCAATCTGATTTTATCTTCAAGCTTATAGAGGATATATCTCACACTTTTTGCATCGTGAAGACTATACTCTTTAAGTTTTTCAATATCATCTTGTTCAAGCCTTTCATCATAAGATTTGTAGAAATCTTCAGCCCAAGTAAAGTTTGATGTTATTTGAACCTCCCTCAAACCAACCCTGCTTTTCTTTGGTGCAATAAGTGTGCACAGGTCAACAGTAAGAAAGTGTCTTGTGTGCTTATATTGCTTCCACTGCTCAAAATCTTCAGATGTTATTGACTTTGCTACAATTCTGCTTATATCATATACAGCAACACATATATGCCACCAATCATCTGGCATTGTCCTATAGTTGTCAATAATGAAATTGAGTACTGGTATACTATAATGTATAGTATTATAACCAGCAAAAATATAGTCGGGAGATAAAAATATCCCGACTATATCATTTATCTGGTTTATTCTTTCAGAAACTTCGTAGACTTCAACATCATCAGACTCCGTGTCAAGGAATGTGCAAACTATTACATTTCTGTATACTTTCAAATCATAGGCAAGAGCCTGTTTTCCATTGATAATCATACTATTTATCTTGAATAAATTATACAGTTGTCAAAATCAAGAACCTTTCCATAATGTGTAAGAAAATCTACACCAAGAATACCGTGAACTTCTTCACCATATTCTTCCTTACTCCATTCAAGAGAGTCTGTTATATCCATTACGAAGAATGTCTCAAAGAAAATTTCTTGTTCATTTTCAAGTTTCATTGAAATCACTTTCTGCGTATCCATCCTTCCACTGACAGAAATACTTTCAATTTTGCTTACATCAAAATTCAGGTGTTCGATATCAAGACCATCAAGAGCTTTAAGGTTCAACACATTACATGTGCTTCCTGAATCAACAACAAAATTAAGCTTTTTACCATTGTTCTTAAGTGGTATTATTACAAGCGCGGATTTGTCAATAGAGCTTTTAAAAGAAACTTTAGTTTTAATTCTATGTGTCCGATAATTAACAACCAACCAAAAGATACCTACCGGTATTATCCCACACAAACATGTAATTAAAACAATGCTCATATCTACTCTCCCGTGCTACCAAATCCACCCCTGTTTTTATTTGAAAGGCTTTCAACTTTCACGAGTTTAATCTTGCTTGAGAAAAGCCATTTTATTTTCTGCCAGAACGTTGCCTTTTGTGAAAGTTGTATTCTAAATTGTGCTATCCTTGTTCCAGCAGGTATTGATGTTTTCCTAAGTGCTATTGCTGAAAAATACCAGAAATCTTCATTTCCACAATAACTATTATCTATTACACCCTGAGAATTTGCAAGAATAATTCCATATTTTTTATATGTTGAACTCCTTGGTAGTACAACAGCTTCAAATCCCTTCGGAAGTTGCATTGCTACACCAAGAGAAATCATCTTGTTGTCAAACACGACATCCCTTGACCTTAATATAACATCACCATCCTTTCTCTTGTGCAGAGTCTCTGCAAATGGTGCTGCCATATTTACTTCTTCTGCTGTGTACAAGTCAATCCAATCGCCCTTTTTGATAATCTCGGGCATTTGTTTATATGTTTTAATCTTTACTTTCATATTGTTTTCGTTATAAATCAAAGCCAATCTTTGGTTTTCTTCCAACCTTGAACTTTGATATTCGTTCTATATTTGTAGAATTGATTACCTTCTGATATACAAGTTTGTTGAATAAATATACTTCTTTAAATATTTCCACATATTCTTCAACTTCTTTATCACCAGTAAGATATTCAGATTCAATTATTTTTATAAACATAACATAAACAAAAAAAAGAATAGCTGGTGGGAATCTGACACTATTTGTCTGTTACCCTTGCTCCCACCACCTACTCTTCCATTATTTTACCATTCTTTAAGAGCTTCTGTTATACTATTCTCCTTTATAGGGCTGATGTTCTTTGGTGTCTTTGGTCTTAACTTTAGATAACAGTCCAAATCTACTGCATACTGCCTCCAGTTTGGAAGATATACATTCCTTGTCTTTCCTTCAATAACCAAATCATTCTCACAATTAGCTTGATTGAATACCCAGCTGAGAGGAACTTTGTTTGTTTTATTTATCACCAAGAAACCAAAATCAAGAACCTTGAAGTCTTTAAAATACTCATCCTTTGCAAGATTTTGCTTAAGTATATAGGTGTATATCTGCGCTTGCATCCAATACTGCCATTTCATAAAAGATTTGGCAAACTGATACTCTTGGTCACCAGTTGTCTTTACATCCTTGATATAGATAATCTTCTTGTTGTGGTCACAAACCAAAAGGTCTATCATACATTTAAGCTTCACACCATTATATTCTCCCTTGAACTTAAGCTGATGCAGTCTTTCTATACCATCAAAAGGATTATCTTCTCTAAAGAAGAATTCTGTTGCTTCGCTTGTCTTGAATGCTTCAGCACAATCTTTTGCATCTTGTGCCATTTCTGTTGAAACAACCTCCTTATCACCAGCTTTAATCATCATCTGGTAATATGTATTTGCACCTTCCCTGATTTTATCAGCCTTGGTGTCTACCTTCCAGTTGTTCTGATATATACCAAACCTATCAAGATAAGATACAATTGTTGCCGATGGAATATCATATAGAGATGCATGAATATTACCAAGTTCTTCCTTTATTGCATTAAGTACAAGCTTATAGTCATCTGATATAAGTGGTATGGTACATACAAAATATCTCTTATTGAACTCTTCCTCTCCTTCTGTCATAAGGCAGTCAACCATACTGCCAAAAGAAAGTGCCTGAGATTCTTCTTTATCAAACAGCTGGTCAAGCTTTGAGAATCCCTCTCTATAGAATTTACTTATTGATGAAAAGCTCAACGCTTCATCAGCCCTATATGTTGGCTCATCTATAAGCCAAGATATATCTTTTAGTGATTTTCTATCCATTTTGTTTGCTTATCTTTTTCATTACTTCCAGACTGGCAAGAAGCCCTTTTATACTCCTTACTTCAAAGAAATATGTCTTTGGAATATTTTCTATCACCTTCAAGAATAACTTCTTTTTATATGGCCATAAATCATTCGGATGTCCTTTTGCTTCAACATAAAAAGCAAAACCATTCATTCGGAGCAGAAAATCGGGTGTATATCTCCAGCTTTGAAGTGCTTCTGGCTTATCTGTCAGGACTGTCATTTTTCCTGTAAGAGTGTCTTTCTTTTTCGTGTTTTCAGGAATACCATTATAGTAATATTCCTTCTGTGGTCTGAAGCCTTCCCACAACACAAAATGCTCAAGCTCATATTCTGGATTATAACCCAAAGAAAGAAGCTTTTTATAGACCCTTTCTTCAAACTTACTCCTGAAGTTTATATCCTCATAGGTTACAGCAGTAGCACCTTTAATCTTCTTGTTTTCTGACATACTATATCCACCATATAAGTTGTTTACCTCTTTCCATCATCTTCTTGTCTATCTGCTCAAAGATATTTGGGAACTTCTCTCCGGTTCTTGCGCACCTTGCTGGATGTGGGCAGCATATAACATTATCCTGATTTAGCACGCTCTTAAATGATTGAGCAACATCTCCCATAAGAACAAATACAAGACCATTATCTTTCTTTTGCAGATTTGTAAGCAATGATTTTGTAAAAGGCTTCCATAAATTTGAGTGACTGCCAACTTTGTTTACCTCAACACTTAATGCTGAATTCAGCAATAATACACCCTGCTTACACCAAGATTCAAGTGTGGGAAACACACTGTCTATTGTTGAAAACGGAAGGTCAAAGCTACAATATTCTTGTACTGCATTATAAAGAACCTTTAATGATGGTGAGAAGTTTGATGGCAGGGTGCCCTCTTTGTTACCAAAAGCTATACCCGTCGCAGTCCCAGAAGTTGGATATGGGTCAAGGCTCAAAGCAATTACCTTCAAATCAGAGAGTTTGCAGCACTCGAAAACCCTAAACAGGTTCTCGGGTGCTGGGCAAATCTCTTTTGTCTGGATGATATACCCAAGGGTATTAAGAATCTTATCCAGAATGTTGAAGTCTATAACCTCTGACCACTCTCCAAAGAATTCTTTTGCATCCATTACTCGTTGGCTTTAGCCATTTCAAATATTCTCTGTGCTATACCAACCCTGTCTATACCAACATTCCTTACAAAGTTAAGGGTATAGTTATCAAAGTCCTCATTGTTAACCTTTCCAGAATAATCTACAAGATATTGTTCTGCAAAGTCAAGACCAGCCTCATCAATATCCTCAATTACATTACCTTCTTCATCATATTGAGCAATAGCAATAGGCAGATACTCGCAGCATCTGAGCTTTCCGTAATCAGATTGCATCGGGACAGCCACTATATTAGCAGGATTTACAAGACATACCAATCCGGTATCTCCATAGTATCCCTGCTTTAACCAACCGGGACCACCTTGATGTACAAATTGTTATCGTTAGGCTTTTTATCCTAACATCTTACAGTTTCTATTCCTGTAAGTTCAGCATATCTTTTCATCTTTTTCAAGATGTCGCTGCCTCGTGGAAGTATTATATTCTATTTTCATAGTTTCAACTTCTATGCGTTGCGGCTGGTATATATATTACTATATACCTTCACCTCTGATTCCCATTTCAGAGTTCCAGATTTTTTCAGCGATTTAATTACTCAGTTGTCACCAACTGAGAGGGCCACACATTTCATTTTATCATATTTCCTTTTTAGGTAAAAATTAGAACCATCATAAAGATAGTGATATAATATAGATATAGATTTTTTGTTTTGTATGTATAATGATTTTGCGAAATTATTGTCTGGATAATCTATTTTTATGTTATAGCATCCAATTTCTTCAAACTCTTTCATACAAAATTTCAAAAAGGGAACATTTGACGATGTTATTTTAAACTTTGTTACTCTACTTTTCTTTGATGGTAATATTATTGAACCGTCGCCATCAAAATATCCCCTTATAAAATGCCTATATAAATCTTTTGTGGTAAAAGTATCTGGTAGGGCAAACATATTATATGTCTTTCTACATGGAAAACCTTTTTCGATAAGTATTTTCTTATTTATATAGGAATTAATTTCTATTTTCAATCTATCTTTATGACTATATTTTTTAGCTGGATAATAATAATATTCTTTCTTATCGTTGAAAGCTCTTTTATAATAATCTAAAATCTCAACATCTTCAGCCTGTATAAGTAGCGCCATTCCACAACCATGTTTGTTAATAGTGCCATCAGCTGCAAAGAATCCCAATAAATATGCTTTTTCTTCAGTATCTATATTTTCAAAGAAAAAATTATTTATTGACACATCTACTTTTTTCGGTTCTATTATATATCCAAACTTTTTAAAATATTTAGATATTGTCATTTGATAATATCCGTATTTCTTTTCAAGTTTGTATATAGCAACACCGTGTTTATATTCATCATACATTTTATCAACAATATCTTTTGGTATTGTGTATGATTCTCTGTTTTTGTTGCTTATACCATTTCTGATTAAATAAGCAGATGTTGATTTGTAGTCTAAATTATTTTCACGGCAAATCATTTTCAACGATTTACCAATATTATCATCCAATAACTTTTTTAGAAATTCTAATTTATTTTCCATTTTTATACATTTTTACAAATGTACAAAATGTAATCCTAATTGACAAATATTTTTATGCTTTTAATCGACCCCTGCGAGCAGTCATGTTCTTGTATGTGGTCTGTATCCTCTCTTGGCATACTTACAGGCTCACCAATCTTGATTGTAAAGGTGTGGCTATGGTGGTCTGTGAATGTAGTTTTATCAACAGTTGTTTCACCAATCTTGTTATACAGGTCATCAAGTGTTACAAGAACATTATCCTGCTTGATAAGCTTTGATTCTTCTGTTGGCATACCAGATTCATCAAGATAGTCATAAGTATATCTCTTTGGAGATTTCTTTTGACCTTTAATCTTAATCCAGTCGCCAGTAACTCTTTCTGTTGCATACTTACCATACTTGCCTTCTTCCTTAAAGTCTGCATTTCTATAGGTTACAAGCAAACCGTTCTTGGTAATCTTGATGTTCCACCTCTTAATGAACCAGAAGATATTGTTTCTTACCCTGCTGTCTGGATTAAGTGAAACCAAGGTCCAGAAGTTAAGGTATGTTTCAAGCAAAACTTCATCACAATCTTGCTCTGCTTTGATTATAGCCTCAACAAAATCCTGTGGCACTGTAAGTTCTGAAATAGATGGAATGTATGCACTGTTACCCCTGAACTCTACATAATCAGATTCTGTTTCACCATTATATACAGAGAGTACTCTTTGTGACACCACCTTATCACTATCATCAACATTCTCATCGGGGCACATAAGTGCTTGAATTTCATCATCATCAGAGGCTTCTTTTATTGCATTAAGAAGCTCTTTTGATGTATCAGTAGAAACCATAACGGTTCCATCACTGAGCGTTACACTCAGAAACTTGTTTGTTTTGATTATGTTCTTTATCATCTTTGTTTGAATATAGTTCTACAAGTTTATTATATTCTTCCTTGATTTTATCTGGGCAGTTTATGTTTGGTAGGGATGCACATAGTAGAGATAGTATATACCAATCATTATTACCATTCATTGATGCCCAAAACTTTATACAATTAAGCATATCTTCTGATGGATTCATAGCTTCAAGAATATCGTCTATTGGTTCTATGCTATCCCAGAAAGGAGTGATATACTTCTTTAGTTTTGCAACTGCAATATATGTACTGCAATATGTCCTTAAAGCATCAATAAATGCTTTCATTTCTTTTGTTGGATTATGTACATACATACAATTGTGGTATATATCTGGATTATACCAATCTTTTTTTCTTATAATCTCGAATGTTTTTATGAACCTCATCCAATATCTCTTTGGGTCTATGAGTTTGTTCCAATCAATAAATCCATCTTTTCCAAACAGTTCTTTCTTTGTTTTTTCTCCTACTTCTATAAATTTTACACCAGATTCAAAATCATCATCTTTTCTTATCAACCATTCTGGTATGCTACTCAATTCTATTGGCAACACATTTTCAGCCTTTGTGAACATAATGTATGTATCACCCTCATTTAACAGCCATTCAACTTTATGTTTTTGTTGTTGAACAAAATGGCCATTACTATAATAGGATACATTAATATTCTCTGTAATATAGGTATTTTTTCTTGAATATCGTGATTTAAATTCATCCGTTACAAGAGAATCGCTTATTTCTGGCAGGCTATTCCATATATCAATACACAGTTTCTTATATATTGCGAGAGTGAGCCTATCGCAATCGTGTGTATTGTATAATATGTTAAGAATGTTTCTCTTTACATCCCTCTCATCTTTTTGTTTTAATATTGTAAACTTGTTATAGTTTTCCAATACATACTGTTTCAGATAGTAGTTGAATGTTTTGAATCCACACCTGTAGAAATTTGTATCTTTATATTTTAACTTTTTATCGTTTATATCACTGAGCGACACACCGACCTCTTTTGTGCTGATGTGGTTGTCTTTTTCGTTGTGTGAAGAATAGAATGGTGTTATATCTGATACACATGTTCCAAGATTTTTAATCTGGTCAACATTTAATCTCTTACCATAAACAGTAGATTTTTCTGCAATAATCTTGGATATTATATAAAATTTGATATTTACAGATATATTATAATCTTTATTCAGAACCAAACTTATATCATCGTTACAAATAAGTGGTATTATATCTGTTTCGAGATTTTTTGCAATATTCTGTGACGCGATTTCTTCAAGCTCCTTCTTTACATCATCATACTTTTTCTTGATAAGTGCTTCAGATGTATTGTTATACAGAATATCTTCTCTGTTCGGAGTTACTGAAATTTCACCAATATTAAATCTTGGGAATATAACATATTCTCCGTATTGTGTTGGGCTTTTATATATGTAATCATTAGAATCTCTATGACAATAATCAATTCTGTATAACACATTCCCAAGAAGCACACATTGTTCTGATGCACAATCTATTGTAACACAAGAGAATGTTTTGAAGTTGATAATCTTTCTTTTGTTGAACTTCTCTACATACTCATTAAATTCTCTCCATCTCTGATATGAGTAATTGTATCTGTAGCCATATGATGTTTCATATGTTTCAGTTTCTTTAAGACCATTGTTTATATAAAGACCATCAAAGAAAGCCAACTCCTTTACTGCTTCTGTTAGTGTGGTGTAATTCAAATCTATTGTTGGTTCACAATACAATTCAAGGCCATTTCTTTCTTTGGTTGGTATTGCTGAAACCTCATCTATATTTACAGCCATACCATCCTTATACATTATATACTTATATTCTGTACCATTATATCTGTTTGTAATAGTAGCACTGTCAGAAACTGCGAGAATCGAATATTTTCCGACGCCGAAGGCCCCGATATATTCATTGCTATCCCTCTTTGTAGAAGAACCAATAAATCTGTATACAGTATCAAATCTTTCAGGTGATATTCCAGTTCCAAAATCCTGAACCCTTATGTACCACTTACCATTATTCCTGCCAAAATCAAGAATAATAGGGTCTTTTGTACCAGCCTCTTTATGTGAATCTATTGCATTTGATATTGTTTCTCGCAAGAAAGAATTAAGCGGTCTTGAATACAGGTTTGTTGAAAGGATTTGTGTAATAAAGTCTATATTCTTTACATCTATGGATACTCTGTTTTGTTTTAGTTCTCCATAGACCTCAACGTCTTGTGTTGTGTTATTTAATATCTTCATTTATAAGTTTTTGAATTATATCATACAAACCCTTTCTTCCGTGCATCTTCACAAAATCCGAAGGGTCTTTACATTTATATTCTTCTGGCAATTCGATTTGTTTGAGGTTAAACATCTTGCACATTTTCTGCCCATCTATTCTTCCATGATTTTCCTCTGCTGTGAAATCATTGTCATAAAGTATATAAATTGTAGTGAATCTTGATTTAAGCTGATTAACTATTTTTTCTTTTGGTATATAACCCTCACCCTGTAAAGATGTTGAAGGTATGCCAGTGTTTTCCCATAGGCATAATGCATCTTTACGGGATGAGGTTATAATCAAAATATCTCCACTTGGTGGAAGTTTGGTCCATAAATCCCATACAGAAGAATTGTGTTTGCTCATCCATTTGCATACCTTACTATAAGGCTGATAAATCTTTAAAGATTTCTTACCATCCTTGAATTCCACATAACAGTACGCATATTTTTCTGCTGGATAAACTCTTTTTCCACCGTTGGAATCTATGAAAAATATCCTTGATATAGGATAAACATCACCAAACTTCAACCAAGGTAAAGATATTCCATAAAGTTCCCAATATTCCAAGTCATAGTCTCTCCATTCTCTCACAGTTACTTCTATATTTGATGAAGAGACTATTTTCTTGGATTTGGTAAGCCTTTTTGTTTTGATTTGCAGTTCTGAATCAACTTTACTATTATCAAGAACAACCCTTCTTTTTGTTTCTTGAAAGTCTGTATTCCAGATTTTCATTAACAGGTCTATTATACCACCAGTTTCATTTGTGGCAAAATCTCTAAACCTGATATTGCCAAGCTTTGAAACATATAGACTTAATGATGGATTGTCATCTTTTCTATATGGTGCATTTATTACACATGGTATATTGGTTATTCCAAGATACCTTTGCAATATTACATCCTGTGGTATTTTCTTGAAAAGTTCATCAATATGTGAACTTAAACCCTTACTAAAAGGCATGAACTTTATTTGTTTTTATTAGGCTTGTGGTTTCTTGAACCAAGGATTTGCAGGGGCTGCACCACCAGCTGTGGGAGCAATGGTTGTAGGACTCTCTACATACTCTGCAATATCTGAAATGGCATCAAGATTGCCAAAATCTGTGTTTGGATATCTTCCGTTGTTCTTGGCATCAACAATTGCATCGTGAAGATTGTTATAGTTTCTTGTAGATGCCCTCATCGGGAACTCAATAAAGAAGTCCTGCCACAGTCTGTTCTGGTCATCCTTCCTCACACCAACCATAAGCTTAAGCTCATTCTCTGGCTGATAAGAAAGAATCTCACGAATCTCACTGAAATCACCATCAAAGAGCTTGCTTACATTTTCAAGCCTACACTCTGAATCTGCTGGATTATCTACAAGCCCGGCAGGTTTTCCATCAACAAACTTGGTAACATTAGGAATGTTAAGAAGTGCTACAAGGAAACCAATTTCCTTACCATTGTTTCTGGTAAGATACTCCTCGCCGGTATAGAGCTTGCGATAATTGTTGGTTACATTGGCCGGTCCACTTGCATACTGTGGGATTGCACGAGCATCAAACTCTGCATCAGTAATCCAAGCAGTTCTACCATACTGGTCCATAATCTGGGATTTTCCAGAATTTGAGCCAACTCTTGTTGCATCAAGCAGACTATATCTTGCATTGAAGAACTCACGCTTTCCATCAATCTCGGTAGAAAGTGTGAAGTTCAGTGAGACTCTCTTGGTCTTTACACCATTTAGGTCTACCTCTGTAACAAAGCTTCTCTCTGCGCTCTCAATTTCATGACCATAGAGCTCGCTGAGTTCCTTATTAGACAAGTTTACACCGTGGCACTTGAAAAGACCAACACCAACATATCTCTTAATACCACCGTTTGCTACACTTTCCTGTCCTCTTGAGAATGCCATAATTAGTCCTCCTGATTTTCTACGGTTACACTTTCTTCATTTACTGTTTCAGCACTTGCGAGCTCTCCGGTTGCAGGTTCTTGATGTTCTACAATATTAATTGTATATCCACCATCTCCATTCTCAACAAGAACACCAGCCTTGGGAACATACTTTGTAATGGTGAGTGCACGACCATCCTTATCTACCTTCTGGGTGCCATCCTCGTTAACAGCAGGAAGAACAACCCTATCAATAAGGTCGCTTGAAGTATAACCACCGGTAAGTGCTATAACACCCATTTCAAAACCCTTAATCTGTGCCTCAATAACAGTCTTCTCGTCCTCGAGTTCCTGCATTTGCTTTGCAATCTTTGCAAGCTTCTGATTGAGTGGATAATTGTTCTGTGCAGTTCTCTTCAACACTGCAACCTGACGTGAATTTAAAGTCTTCATTTAATTAAATGTTTTAGTTGTTTGTAATTTGGCTTAAAAGCCAGTAATAAGTTTTTCTTGTTTGTTTATTTTTCCCAGTCTTGTATTTTACTTTTTTGTATATCATCTTCTCCTTCAAGATAACAACCACATCTATCGCAATAATATTTGATTCTTATATGGTCGTTATCTATTCTCTCCCACTCTTTATCAGTATCTACAAGTGTTTTACAATTTGGACAGTAAGACATAACTAACCGTAAATTGTTTTAAGTTTATCAACAACAATGCTTAAGTCATTTGGAATTTCATCTGGCATATCATCAAGCGCACCAATTGAATCTTTTGCAGGATATTCACCATCAAATTCTTTTACAAAAACCTTGACAGCTTTCTTGTTTTGGGCATCATAAGTCTGCTTTCCAAACAAAACTATATCAAAGTTTCCTTCTGGTGTAATATAATCATCTGTCATTTTGCCAACAGTCTTGAACTTATATGATATACTATCACCATTCTTATCTTTGAATTCTTCATAGTGAGCGCAGCATATAAGATTCTTGTTTTCTGGAAATCCCATAAAAGAGTCAAAGATTAACCCCATTCCAAAACCAATCTGCTTGGGAACATCCCAGCCACCCTTCATTGCATTTGCCATATAATAATCTTGCGATAGATAATTGAAATCATCTATTACAACATTCTTGTATGGTGACATTTTTAGTGCATTTACAACCTCTGCAACTTTCTTAAATCTATCAAGACCAGAAATAGAATCAACCTGTATTCTATTTCCAGTAGCGAGGTCTTTAAGTTCTGTTGATGCAACAAGTTTATAGTTTGGATTAGTAACTGCTCTACCCCTGCACTGGATTACATATGTTTCGTCTGGATTAAGCCCTTTTATTCCAAGCTTTTGCCTTCCCGACCAGCTCGTGGTTTTACCAAAACCGCTTTTTGCAAGAATTAGAATTTTTGCCATAAGTTATTTGTTTCTTTTAAACCTAAATTTACTAAATATTTTCAAGAAAAATGTCTTTTCTTTTCTCTTTTGTTCGAGAGAATCTATGTAAGAATATACTGCATTTAGAGCCTGCGTATCTTCCGGTCTTGGAAGTTCTGCCCAGAAAGAAGATGCACCATTAAAGAATAGTGGACATATATTGTTATTTGCACCATAATCCCTGTCATCAATTATCTCCATGAATCTTGAATAGTTCTTAAGCTTGGTTATGTCATATCCACTGAACTCTTTCTTGTTGTGCTTGAATGGAGAATATAGACCAATTAACATATTAATATCTCTGACCACCGTTTTTGCGTCACCAAGGTTTGCTGCACTTGGCTTCATTGCATCCATCTTCATTGCATCAAGAGATTCTGCTGCGAGACTTTGATGTTGCACCAATACCATTATATAATTAAGTTGATTCCTTAATGTTATACAGTATTTTGACATCTTATCAATGGTTTCTCTCATTGTCAAACCCTTCTCTGTTGTCAAGTTTGCAGCATTGTCAATTATTACTATCCTATATTCTTCTTCATCATTTGGTGTGTATGGATTATCCGGGTCAAGCTTCATTCTTGTCTCTTCTTCACCGGTTACTTCATTTGTTGTTTTATAAGGAATGTGGTTGAATTTTCCATTCTTTTCTGCATAGTCCCTACAATATTTATTTATACCTGTAGGATTAGCTATTGTATCTATGTATTCAATATGCTCCTCATAAAACTTGATGTATTTTTGATACTTTTCAGTATTTAGCAAATCCAATACATTCTGACTAATCGGCTTTTCATTGTTAACACTTCTTAAATCAACTGGAGAAACAACAATGTTATCAAGCCTATAAAGAAGATGACTCAAGAACTCAAGATATTTTGTTTCAGCATTAACCTCAAGAGTAAAGTATATGACCTTAAATCTGAATTGTGGATTATCTATTGCAAAGAACAATGGTTCATACACAAACATAAAGTCACAGAATTTCGACTTTCCAATCTTGGCGGAGGCTGTTATACAAACATACCGACCTCTTTCTATACCCGGTACAAGGCTTCTAAATCTTGGGAATGGAAATGGTATACAATTATACTTACCACTTTCTGCTCTTTCTTTTCTCTCTACAAGGTCTTTAAATACCTTACTGAATCCCATGATTACTTATCTTGTTCTGGAAGTTCTGCAACTGTAAACTTACCGTGAGTGGCAAATTCTACAAGTTTCTTATAACTTGTTATCCAGCATCCACATCCATCATATCCAATAATTACAACAACCGGTGTGTTGATGTAATCATCTTTTACCATAGCATCTATCTGTTGCTGGCTTCCACCATATGCAAGTATTGCTTGTTTTAATGTATCAATATCTTTCTCTGTCTTTGGTATGCAAATCCAAGCATCGTTATCACAGCTTCCGCAGAAAAGGAAGTCTTCTTCAGAACCTTCACTTACACACATTTCTTTAAGCCTTCCCCTTATGATGCCAATCATTGTCTTGTCATACTTAAGGCATTCTTCCTTATCATCGAATTGTGTACCATCACAAGCTTCATACTTGTACTTGCAGATTGTTTCTTCAATCTTAATTTCTTTCATTGTTGTTTATTTTAGTTGTTAAACCATAGTATTTTGCCACCCATCTGGTGTTTCTTCAACACCAGAGCGCAGTAATTCTATTTCATTTGCCAGTGGAGAATCATAACTACCATTCTTTGTATTCCAAATAAAGTAAACCATAGTTCTCATCTGACCACTGTCTTTATAGTGCTCAACATATTTCTTTGTAGCTTCCCTTATTTCATCAAATGTATAATCATTGTTGAATTTAAGGAAGAAACTTCGCAGTCTTTCAACAGCAGCAGATGGTGACATTCTCCAAGGATATCTGTTGCCTTGCTGATATCCCTTTGGAAATAAAGCAATCAGGTCGCTTGCCAGCTCTTTGAGCTCCTTATCTGTTTTTGTTGGAATTCTCTTGTCAGAATCAAGGACAACTGCATTTACTGCATCAACACCAGCTTTGGTAATTCTATAATCAGCAAAGATATTTCCATCCTGTGTTATATAACCCTTATTTACAAGGGATTGTTGAGCCCTTTCTATTGAACAGCCCCTTGACAGAATAAGCATATATAATACTTCTTCATCAGTTAGATTGTTCTTTAGAAATGTTTCTGTTTGTAATAATAAGTTCATACTATATATCTTTATAGTTGAGTTCTTTTATATACTTTTCATCTATACCCTCAAGTGCCATTTTTAGGAATTCTTCATCTCTTGTATTCTTGTAGTAGAAGATATATATCTCTGGATGTTCTGACCTGTACATCCGCCCGGTTTTCTGTGTTACCCTAATTGGTGACCCATCGAGCTGAATTATGATACCAGCTTCTATGTTTGTTAGATTCATTCCCTCCATGCCTTTAAACACAAAGAAAAGTTTGTTTATAAACTCCACATTGAATGCATCTACAAGAGAATCGCTATCAGGTTTTTTAGAATGTACTGCATATTCACCACCAAGAGTATCACATTGCTGAATGTTTGTACAAAAACAAATATATCTTTTGTCTTTTATCTTTTCAATAAGTTTTGGTACAAGTGGTGTTTTTAAAGAGCCCAAGAAATCTTTTCTCTGGCTACCATATTGCATCTGTTTGTTCTTTGCATATTCTTTATTCTTTCCTATCTTGGATTGCTTCTTCCAGTAGTTATATTGTTCACAAAGATACAGATACTTTTGATATGGAGTACATTGCACCGTCATCCTTATGTTTGGGAATGTTCTTTTATCTTTCTTATATACCCATCTTGTTTGGTAATTTGCAGTAACGTCTATTCTCAACTCCTTTTGTCCCCATTCTTCTACAAATGTTTCTGATGCAACATTGCTTGACAGATATAGTGGTATGGTATAATATGTTGGTTCTGGCAACCATCCATTTGCTATTGAATCCTGAATTGTTACATCGTCTGTAACAAAAGCGCCAAAACAATTATTTAGTATTGGCAAAAGTTTTCTTTTTGGAAAAGTAGCACTAAGACATAGGATATATTCAGATTTCATCGTGGCTATTATATCTTGTTTTAACTGCGGTCTTAAATGATGCGCTTCGTCAAAACATATAAAATCCCACTCTGTGTCCTTATATTTATGTAGTGATGCATAGCATTCTACAGTTATATCTTTAAATAATTTTAATGCTTTCCACTTCTTGAATTCATCTTGCCAGTTTTTCTTATGTAATGTTTCAGCAACTACAAGCAAAACTCTTTTTGGTTTCATTTTCTTAATGAATTCAATAGCAACTTTACTCTTGCCGACACCAGTAGAATAGCTTACTATCATCCTTTTATTTTTAATAAGCATATCTACAGCGTTTGCTTGTAATTCATCTTTTGTCATTATTCTTCCTTATTGTTTTCTTTTATAAACTCACCAAACATTGGTTCAAAATTAGATTGTTCCATATATGCTACTTGCGGAGCCGGCCTTAATGTAAACAATCTTTCACAAGCTTCTGTTGTTATTGCAACCAATCTTCCTGTTCTATAAGGATTATTGCCAGATTCACCATCTCTTACTTCTATAATAAAATGACCACCACCATCAATAACTTTCTGGCAATTTTCGCAAGGATTGTTATCAACCATATCCCTTGGTGCTTCAGCATCTCCTTTAAGTTTTCCCAGCAAACCAATACCAGTTTCCTTTCCACATATAGGACAATGTAATATACTAGGGTTTACTCCGTGTTTCTCTGATAATCTAATACTTCTGCTTGACATCTTTTTGATAGTTTAATATTTCCTGCCTTAATTTATATAGGAATTGGTTTGCTATTGAAAACTTTAATAGCATTGTATCATTCCTCTTCTGGTTTTTTATCTTCTCTGTCATAAGACAAATTTATTTCACCACCATTATGTACATAAAAGCCAGCCCATATGATAAGTATTAGCGCAAAAATTGCTGCTAAACATATCACCGCTATTATTATTTTTAGCAATATATTCAGTATCATATTCTATGTGTTAAAATCATTTATTTCATCATAGTTGTTTCTACGGTATTTCTTTATATACCACAACAGTCTTTGTGAATACATATCTCTCTTTTTCAATGCTTTATAATATTCCTTACTCTGCATTTTGGAAAGAGATAGTTCAGCAATCCAAGTTCCCATGAGCTCGCCCATTTGAATTGCTCTGTTTCTATAATAATCATCTTTGCCAATCAACCATTTTATATGTCTGATTTTTATTGGATTCATATTATTTCAATTTAATAGTAATCTCGACGGGGGTTGGCTTTTCATCTTCCCATTTAATTTGTGGCAACAAATCAATTGGTGGGAAAAATGTCCCACAAACCCATTTGTTATTATATTTGATAGGCGTTCTATCATATAGGTACAATCTACCATCTCTGTCTCTTGCAACAAAGCCTTTTATTGTCACCTCCTCCTGATGTTTCTTATGGAAGAACTTGTCGGCTATCTCTTTGCCGAATTGTAGAATCTCTTTGCGTGTCATTTCTTTCTCTGTTCTTTAAATCTTGTTAATACTTCTTCATAGAACTTTTGCCTACTGATTTCTTTTGAATAGTCTACGGCAAGCTCATTGTTGGTGTCAAGAATGATAGAATCTATTACAGCTATATCTTCCCAAGACAGCATTGGGTCTTGCTTCACTTCTATATGACTGATGATAGCGTCTTTTGACTCAAATTCAAAATCAATATTAAAGTCATTGCCGTTGCATTTAAGAGGTACATCAGCAGAGTTGAGACAATCGCAGATGCCCTTTACTTTTCGATACAAATCTGATAGTGTCATTTATTTTTCCTCCATTTCTTTTATCTTGGTTAATGTTTTCCTCGCCAACTCTGCCGCATCTTTCTACTCAAACAGGATTGTCTCGCAAAGTTGATTTATTAGTGGGATTAGGTCTTCTTCGGCTTTTTCATAGCCATTTATATAACCAAGCCTTGTTAGTGTTATAGTCGAATCTTCTCCAGATTCAAAAGTGTGACCAACAAAGAAATCTGCTAATTCTTTCGCTCTTTTACTCATAGCTTTTGCTCCACGCTTTCAAACATTTCGCAAGCCTTGGCACCAGAACGTGCTCCATAGAAGCAATTCTTTCCTGCAACTTTCTTTGGTTTCTGGTCACATGCACAGCTTTCCCAAAATTGATTTGGACTAAACAGATATTTTCCATGCAAAAGATGTTTGCAATCCCTGCATCTGTCACCTGTATAAATGACTTTTTTCTTAAGTATCTGAACTTTTGTTCCTTTGTCAACAATAATAGCTCTATAACCTTTGGCTATTTCATAAGTTCCTTCTTGTAGCTCCATATCTATTCCTCCTTTTAACATTCGCAAGCAGTTGTCATATAACAATCATCAATACAAACTTTGAGATTTCTGTATTTCACTCCGTAAAGTTCAAACTCCGTGATACGTTTCTTTGCCTCTTTCTTAATGTCTTTTTTCCAGCAGGCAAATCGTTCTCCATCAAAGCCTTTCTCTAAAACCCAAGTTCGGCTTTCCTCGTCAAACACCTCGTAAGACCACGAGTAATCAACCCACCACGAATAATCACATCCTACTATTGCTGGCATATTCAGTCCTCCTTGAAGCCGGGTAGTTTTTCGAGGTCGGAAATCTCAATTTTATACCCATTAAGATATAGCCTCCATTTATAAGAACCATCTTCTTGTAATATTCCGTTAACGAGTGGTTCTTCTCCTGCATTATGCGGGTATTTTTCCCACGTTGGTAAGTCCTTCAAGGCTTCAGCTTTGCCCAACTTATACAAATCAGTTTTTTGAGGGTCTGAGGTGTACCGTTCTTCAATAAGTTGTTTCCTTGCGATGGCAAGGAGTTCTTTAGCTGCATCTTTAATATGTTTAATCGTTTCGTCGCAGTTCTCTTTCATATCATTAAGGCTGAATCCCATAGCAAAGCCAAGGCATTTCTCAAACTCCGTCATTTCTTCCTCCGGCGTGACGATGAAAAGCCCATATACACCATCATAAGACTTTCCGTCTTTGGTGAACCATGCAGAATCTGTGGTATCTCCATCATATATGACTGCAAGAATCGGATACTTTCCAAGACCTTCCGTAAAAACAACCTTCGCTGGTTCACCAAAAGCTGTTTCTATCTTCTGGCTCTTGTCCTTGAGCCACGCATCTAATGTAAATGGTATTTTACTCATATTCTCCATTTTTTAATTGTTGTAGCTCTTCTTTAAGTCTCTCATGAAATGATTCTTCTCCATCATCTCCAGACAATAGCCAATCTATTCTTTGAGCATAGATATATGCTTTCTTTAGAATTCCAATAGCATTCTTAAATTCTGCTATTGTTTCATCAGAATAACGCTTACCACCATCTTTTAAGAAATCCATATTAGCGAGTTTTTCCCATTCATCTTCTGGATTCTCAAAGTATGGCTTGTTGTTATTGTCAATTTCATCTTGTATGCGCTCCCACATATCTCTTATGTGGTATTGCTGATAATCGCAAAGCGAACCTCCGCTCATAGTTCTATCTCCTTTTTAATATCACATAATCTCATAGCGTGCTGGAGTTCGTGAATATAAGAAATATCTTTTTGTACGCATCCATGCAAGTCGGTTGTAACATTTATGCTACCATTACACCAAGTAACAAGATACTCATCTATCTTACCAATATTATGCTTTAGTGAATATCCTTCTAACCTTATTTTATGATAATCTGCAATAGATTCTTCTTCATAAAAATCATTCTTAAACCCATTCTTTTTCAAGATTTCAAGAGTGATTTGAACCTGCTCAAGCTCTTCTATTAGAAATGGGCCAAAATAAATGTCTCCATTTTTGCCATAAAAGAATTTATTGCCATCGTTAATACGAGTAAGTTGGAATGGTTTTTCGCGCCACTTGCGTGCTGTTATCCAATCGCCAATACTCAATTGTTCTTTCTGTATCATTTTCTTTCTCTTTTGGACTTTCGCCGGGTTAATAAAAAAGGGTGCGGTGAGATTGGTTACTCACATCCGCTTTTGCGTACATTCTCTTTTTCTATTTTGAGTGCCTTGTTTCAACTCACATGTTAATGAGGTAGTTGGTTATCACCTCGCAAGCGGTAACACTCTCTACTGTTAGTCTCGGCCCCAAGCAACTTCATCTTGGTATTTAGCAACGGCCAAAGCGTCTAATTCCGCCACGCACCCTATGGGTTATTTCTTTCTAATCTGAACGAACATATCAACATCATTAGAATCACTGAATCTATAATTCAGTCCTTTGTATCCCCTGTCGAAACAATCCGACTCGATATAGAGATTACATCGAGGACCAGGAAGTATTCTTCCGTGCAGTTTAATTCCCTGCTCCGCCATCCACTCGGCTCCGGCTTTGAAAGCATCTTCGATTGCATCTTGTAAATCCTCATTGTTTGCCAAAATGTTCTCCGAGTATTTCTCTGCCGCCTCGTCCAGATTGGAGGGAAGGGAAGGCTGTTCCTTACTTATCATATCAATAAAATCTTGCTCACAAGCCTTATGTAGTTCTTCCCAAAAATCCTTACTCGCAAGCATAAGGTCAATTACTCCGTGGCCAACTTTCTTTTCCATATATTCATAGAGCTGCCCTATCTTGGAGCCATCAATGAACATCTTTCCCGTAAACGCGGTAGCGATAATCTTTTCTTCTTGTGTCATAGCGATTCGATTTTATCAATAACAAATGTGAGTCCCATCTTTACACCTTGTGCTGTTTTAGATTCAGACGACCATTCCCCCACCTCTTTCTTCGCCCACTCCAGCAGCGCGTCCTTACGGATATAACAAACATCATCTTTTTGTTTTATTACAAGGCTTAACTTTGTCAGCAGGTTAATGTCGTTGGGGAAGAATACTTTATCTGGCGCTTTCATATTTCATTTATTTGATTGATTGCTGCTTGCCAAAAATCCCAATAGGTACTTCTATATACGCACATATCTCGTTTTTCTTTTAGCTTATTAAGTATCGTATCTTTATAGAGGTATACTATATTACTATCAGTATTGGAAAACACTGGCATTGTTGCATAGGTGCTTTTACCATCGGTGTATATTTTATTTGGTATCATATCTGTTCCTACTTTCTTGCGTTAAATTCATTCACGGGATATTCGGATTTCATTTTCTCAATAACCTTTTGATTATAGTCTGGATTGGTAATTCTTTTCCTCATTTCATAGATTCCAAGTTCGTAGAAGTGGCGAGCGAAATCTTTATAGTCTGCAAGGTCGATTGGAAAAGCATATTCCATCGCATCGGGGTCGTTCGTGAACTTTGCATATTCGGTTTCAAAATCCACCTCCGGCTGTTCCTGTTGGAGAGTGGTAATAAAAGAACGGAGTTCCTTCAATGCCGATGCGATAGCATAAGATGTTGAAAATTCAGGGTCATCCTGATGGGGCCTTTCTTGTGTACGCTCATAAAATCTTTTGCGCCTTTCTATCTCGGCAATCAATTTCTCGGAATCTATGTATTTCATAACTAAAGTAGTTTTTGAAGGTCGCAATATAATGAGTTAATAACCTTGCGATACTCATTCCCTCCATCTTTTCTAAAAGCGTCTTTAAGTGCTTCCATTTGTTCCTCGCTGGGCTTCCAATGACAATTACATTTTTTGCAATTGTCGCGGAGGGATTCAAGGAATCTTGCGGTATAACTATTGACGCCCCATTCTTTTTTTGCTACAAGTATGGCGTTGTTAAGATGTAGTTTATCTGTCTCGCTCCACTCTTGTTTGGGCGGAAATACATTGTTCTTAAACCAATTGATTTGATGCTGGGTTAAGCCAACTTCTTCTATGGCTTTGCGAATAATATCCTCGCTCCACTCTGCGTGGTTGTTCGGTTTTTCCGAATTACCACTTGCGGGCTTCTGCTCTTTCTGCTTTTTCCCTATCTCGTAGAAGTGCCTTGCCACATCGGATACTGCCGTATCATCGTCGTATTCCTTATCATAGTTCTGGAGAAAAGCTGATAATTCACCGTCCAGAAATTCATCTTCATCGAAAGGGTCATCTTCCTCTGCTGGTGCAATATCACCCGCTGGGATTTCAAGAAAATGCATGGGCTTCTGCTCAATGCCTTCAAAGGCTTTAATTATCATCTTTGCCCATTTATCGGTATCTGCCTCTATCTCGCTATCCTCCTTCTTGCTGGCTGCATCTTGCAGATATTGGAGCATATAGGATTTAAGGTGTTCAATGTTTATTTCGGACCGCTGCTCTTTCTGCTTTTCGAGGTAGGCAATATACTGTACTTTCAAGTGTTCCGGAGCAAATTGGCAAACGAAAGTAATTAAGTCCTTCCTTATTCTCTCGTCATCACTCTCCTTCTCTCGCACTATAATCTTTCCATCTTTGATTTCTGCTTCCATATTTTCTGGAATAGTATATTCCCAGCCTTTTAATTCAGAATCTTTTGCTCCGAATGGGATTTCTATTTCTTTATTCATATCTAAATCAAATTTTTGAGACAATACTTAATAGCTGTTTCACAGGCTTGTTCGTAAGAATCTTCTACGTAGGTAGAAGCTTTACATCCATAGTTCTTTTGATAAACAGACCACTCAAAAACATTTCCTGTTATATCTTCTGTAATTCGTATAAATAAGCCATACACTTCCCTCAGCCACTTCATTGCCAATTGGAGGGAACAAACATCTATAATCTCATCACCCATATTATGGAAGTATGGCTGCCCGGGGTTGCGCCTTAAAAACTCTCCATTTATGTATAGCCCTCTCATGGAATCATAGGGCACGACAAAGCCTTTCTCGTTAAGGAGTTTGGCGGTCTCATAACTGATGTAATCTTCTTTAATCATAATTTAAGCCCTCCAACTATTTGTCCGTCTTCATTTTCTTTTAAACCACTTCGCAATGGTGTCCATTTTTGACTTGAATTATACATTTCTTCAGGTGCTTCGAGGGCAAGACCTTTTTCAATGTAGTAGAACTCCATCCCTCGGCAAGTCTTTTGCTTGCCATTACAACAATTTATGATATTGGATGGATTTACATTAAGTGCTTTTGCTGCCGCTCTTGCCGATGGATAAGATACTAAATATCCATTTTCTTGCACGCACATAACTTGTTTAGACGTACTTGGATGTGCATTCATAATAACTGAGCGTCTTTCCTTTATTGTTCCGTAGTTATTATTATATTTTCTACTACACCATTCAAGGTTTTCGACATTATTATTATCGTGCGATTCATCCTTATGATTTATGCAGTCATAATTATGTGGATTCGGAATAAAAGCTTCTGCTACAAGTCTATGAATAGAAACAGTGTGTGGCTTTCCATCTTTATGCAAAATCACATACATATATCCATTCGACCCTTTATAACCAACAAAGTGTTCTCGCTTTTTGCATTTTCCAAATCTATTAGCATGAGTTTGTGCCAAATGTTTTACTCTACCAGCAGTGCTAATTTGGTATAGCCCTTCGTATCCTAATATGTCTCTCTATTCTTCCATACTAATAAATATTTAATCCTGTACAATCAATAGCTAAACCCTTTTCTATAAGATTGCGAAAATCGAAGTGATGGGCATTGAGCCAATCGGTATATAGTATTATATTGATTGTACAAAAAGCTGGGTAATTAATCCCCTCCTTCATTAAATAAGATGTTTTACCATCAATGGTTCCCTCTTCATCAATATAGAAACATTTGGCATCTTTATCAAATAGTAGATTAAGAAGTTCTTCTTTCTCTTCTTTTGTCATACTTGATATAGTACGGAGATATGGCCTGATATGACTAGTGCTAACAGTGTGTGGCATACCATCTAATTTAACCTCATCAAATTTTCTATCTACATATTGGATGCTGAAAGTTGTTGCTAAATATGCTACTTTAACACCATGGGGTAATCTTGTACAAATGTCTTTCAAAAGTAGTTGTTTCTCTTTCTGTGTCATGCTTCTTTAATTTTTATTGGTACGAAGACATCATAACCGTCATTGTCTTGGAAATGGTTTATATCCTCTTCATATGTGTATCCGAACTTGGTGCGCTTATAGGTAAAAACTTTACCATTCCACACTGCTTTGTTTGCGTTTCGTCAGTTTCCAATGTAGGTCTTCCCAATGACTAACTTATCCTTCGGAATTGCCCCGCAACGGATAAAGTTAGTGATTACATACTTGTCGTATAGTTCCTTGTCAAGTATCGGAGGTTCGTGTATGAACCCCTCCGTGAATGGCTCCAATTCTTCAAGCCACTTGATAACCTTTGGAATACGGTTCTCCCTTTCTTTCTGGAGCCTGTCTTTTATTTTCTATATATCTTCCTGTGCCATAGATAATATGTTTTATTATTCTTTATAAACAACTCTGCGGCTTCCTTTATGATATTTCTTAATGAATTCTTTTGCATCATTAATATTATAAAAATATTTAGTAGAGCCAAAAATTGAAGTATCGTCAGTAAATGATTCCCAATATGGAATAAACAGAATATGTTTTCTTTCTTGAATATAATATCGAATAATATTTTCTGCTCCCTCTAGCCGTTCTTCAATAATTCTAAATTTTATCATTATTAATATGCTTTTCAATAATTCTTTTCCTTGCCCATTTATTACATAATCTCCAGCCTGTTTGTGTTCTTACTTTTTCTGCAAGTTCACGGAAGGTCAAGTTTCCAAGTCTAATTCCCATATCACTTTATTTGTTAAAAAAATGTGGCGAGGATTAAATTATTATCAACCCCCGCCACACAACAACAATAACACTGAAAGTTTAGTCAAGATATGTTTTTTGTATAAACACAATCCTGTTTTCTTCAATCTGGTATCCTCTTGCTCGAAGCTCATTCCAGAGCTCTTGTGGTGTATAATCTGAAAGCTCTTTACACTTAACATTTTGTTCAACTTGGCCAAGACATGGAACTACAAAAGAATTATTTAGTTCTTTTGTTTTTATTTCTTCGCCAGCTTCTTTTTCTCTCTGTCTTTGAGCCCTTTTAGCAATCTTCCATCTTTCTTGTTTTGCTTTATGAGCCCTATCTATATCCTTATATATATTTATATAAAGTGTTTCCGTAGGCTCCATTGTGGCAATCCATCTAAAGGTATATTTTCTACCAATAGAACCACCACCATAGAATGCTGTTTTTGAAAGGATTCCCCTTTTTACAAGTGCTGTTACACATTCTCCAAGAAACCTATCCTTAAAGATATGAAACCCCTCTTTGTAGTCTACACCATTTGTGATGCCATAAATAAAGTCAACTTTTTCTTTGACTCTGTTCAATGTGTCTTTACTTTTGTCCATAAGTTTTGTTGTTTAATTGTTAATAATAATTGTACCCGGTAAAGGATTCAAACCTTTGACCAGCAGAAAATTATAATGTTTAATATATATTATCTATGATAAAATTTATAATATATTCTATCGCTATTTTTATTTTTTGATTTATATGTATCTAATTGAGAATCGCAATTTGGACAAATCAATCTTAAATTATCTCTCATATTATTTTTGGCTCGACCATCTATATGGTCTAATATAAATATTAGTGGTTTATTATTCCACATATTATCGATTCCACATATTGCACATTTGCAATTTTGCTCTTGTGATATATGCGGTTTTATCCATAACATATTTAATCTTCCATTATATTTATCTTGATTTTCTAAATAATACTGATAATTTTTCTTCTTTTTATATTCGTTTGCACAATCAGTACAACAGAACATACTATTTTTATAAAAACTTATAAATTCCTTATTGCAGTTTTTACATATTTTGGTCTTACATTTTCCCTTATTAAAGGTTTCTTTTGGATTTATTTTTCTTCTATGAGGTAATGTAATTCCAATCTTAGAACATATTTTTCTTATATAGCTTCCAGACACATTATATCTTCTGCCAATACTTTCATAAGATTTGCCATTATTAATAGCATTTTCCAATTCACTTTTACATTCAATCCATTTCATATTCGAACTATTTAATATTAATAATGCAAATATATTAATAATAGTTCGAATATGAAATAATTTTAATGTAAAATTAATGTGTTATTAATTGTGGTGCCAATGAGATTCCAACTCATAACCGATTGATTAGAAGTCAATTGCTCTATGCTTTTGAGCTATGGCACCATGCTGCTCTGTTCAGCTGAGCTAACCGGGCATTTTGTTGAAGTGGAGTGGCTCGAACACTCAACCTACAGAACCAAAATCTGTTGCTCTACCAATTGCGCTACACTTCAAAATAAAGTAGATGTAAACTCCAATAAGTGTCACTCAATCATTTTAATGGTTTAAATTAATAATAAGTACAGAGCAATTACATCTACTTTGTGGTCCCTGTAGGGCTTGAACCTACGACCATCTGATTCTTACCACTATAGCTTTCGCTACCAAAAATAGCACCTTGTTAGCTCTCAAACCACAACCCTCCCAGGTTATAGATGCGGGAACAAGAATTAGGGCTTTTCAAATTGCCCACTAAATTTGTTCGTGGTCTGGACTGTATCTTAACCATATTGAAATCTTGCAAGTATTTTGGAATGTCTGTGTAAGCAATCTCCACTAACAACAAACCTCATTATTTCAACTTAGGTTCCCCCTGTATCCATAACTGGGCCTGTTTTCTTTATAAAAAACATCCACCCAAATTGTTATGCGGCTTATAGTATTGTTTTTATGTATTTCTCCGCAGAGCAAATACCAATACTATAGTCCGAGTCTCTACACACTGTCTCTCTATAAAAAGAATTTTCACCGCATATGCTGGTATCTTTTCGTTGTACAATAGATAACATTGGCTCGGTATTAGCATATTATATTGTGCTGTTATAATGACTAGAAATTCACAGCTCTGTCGTGTAGTGTTTGGGAACTAGCACCCATGCCTGCGCACAGCGTTCCATAAACTAAAACAATATAACTATAGCCTTCACCGAATTAGGGAGGTTCTACATCCAGAGTTTCCTCTGGTGCACACAATTTCTTCTTTCAAAGAACTAATGAGTCAGATGCTCTAACCAACTGAGCTAAGGGACCGTTTTGGTATTCAAAGATATAAATATTTTTGAATACCATGTATAACTATTGTAAGTTTTTGTGATAACTTTTATTGTCAGACTTAAAATTAAAGGTTAAACATAATAAAAACAATAGTTATACTAATTTATAAAACAAATTTAATCCATAGCAAGAACAAACAAAATATAGTTTAGCATACCACGAAAAGAAAAAATATGTATTGTTATGTTCTTACTATGGATTAATCTGTTTTATTTACTTCTCGACAGCTTCTATTTCTACAACTATTGTATCGGCGTTGTTGAGAATATTATATTTTGTACAGTTGCAGATGTTCTGTCTGTATTATCTACAATTTCCAATACTCCAATATCACCGTCAGCATCAAACATTATAGTTATCTGCCCTTTTCGTTTCTGTGGTTTTGATACATTTTCTATTGTTGCAATATGTATATCTTTTGTAAGTTTATTGTAGATATATATCTTATCTCCTTTGTTTAGTTCTGAAAACAGTTTCATTGTGTTTGTTAATTTGATTTTGTGATTAAAAACAAGGTGCCTTGGTTCTTTTTTTTTATTTGAGTCTTAATTACACAAGTTATGCAAAGAAGCACCTATTATGGGAAGAAAACTATACAAAAGTATAGAAAGAACCCCCTTGAGAATTAAACAACAACACTAACCATTCAAAGGTAATAATTTTTCTTTAAATCTCATTAAATATCAAGTATTTTTCCAAGTATTATATCAACAATTCCAATAGCTATGAATAATGCAAACATATTGTTTTCTACTATTGATTCTATACCAGTAATGAATACTATCCAGAATAGTATGGATATTATAATATATATCCATCCTATCGCATTTTTAAGTTTTTCTTTCATATTATTGTTGTTTTTGTTGTTATTGGACCGGTAATGAATATCACTTCATTACCGGCATTTGAGCTTATATTATTATTCTGCACAAAGTCAAAGACAATGTTAAAGTCAAAGGCCCGCCAATAACCACTTGAAGTCAAAGGCTTAAAATGATTATTGTGTGGGTTATTGACGGCGAGTAAAATAAATTAGCAATTTATTTGTAATTAATTTATTTATTCTGTATTCAGAATATATAATATAATGCATTAAGGTTTTGCACTATGCGGCTCTGTCCTTAATTACCCAATATATGAAAAAGGAATAGTATTGCATCATATGCGCGTATACAATTCGGAGTATGATTAAATTTTAGGTTATGCGATACTATTCCTTTAGTGTTACTTTCCAACGCTATCAAGCTTGTGGAAGATACCGGTAAGAGCATTAGGGATGACAATCTTTAGTTTACTTGTTTTGTTTACAAGCTCCGTAAGATATTCTCTGTATTTACCCTGAAGTTCGGCCTTGTTATTATCTATCTCTTCTACTTTCTTGTTGAATTCAAAGAGATTTTTCTTGTACTCATCAAGCGAGGCTTTATACTCTACTTCTCTCTCAAGGATAAGGGCATTCATTTCCTCCTTGATTCTGTACTTAAGACCGTTAAGGCTCTTTTCTGCAATTCGATATGCATTTTGCAGTTCAAGAAATGTACTTTCAACTTTGTTTTCTGGGATACTTTCACTGTAATAATATACAGTTGTATCTCTTCCAGAACCAAGTGTTGTTACAGGATTTGCAAGCATTTGCTTCATGTTATCCCTTGCAATATTTATTGCACCATCTTTATGGATTAGTTT